CCGCATACTCGGCCGCACCCTCCATGTGGGCGAAGACGAGATCGGTGATGGGATTGCCAGAGCCCACCTGCGAAGCCTTGGCACCGAGCACCTGCATGGCCGCCGACCAGTCGAGCTCCGTCTTGATGACGGCCGCATAGGCCGCCTGCACGATGGCCGACTGCAGCTCGGTGTCGGAGTATTCCTGCAGCATCTTGATCGGCACGATGGCCGAGGCGAACTCGCTCACCCCGCGTGTCATCTCGGGGCGCGTGTGGTCGTAGGTGTGGAGCACGATCGGCCGGCCCCAGTCCGTCTGCCGCGGCACGCGCCGCCACACGAACTGCCCGAGGCCAAGGCCGACGTCGGCAGGGTGCCCCTCGCGGATGTGGTAGGCGATCGGCTCCCCGTAGATGTCGCGCTCGATGCCGCCGCGCAGGTTGGCGCTGTCGACCATGCCGTTCGGGTTCGACAACCGGTCGATGTCGATGAGATTGAGGCAGGTCTGATAGATCCCCACACCCGGCTTCATCTCGATGACGGCAAGGCTCTCGCCGTCGACGAAGTCCGTTATGTCGGCAAGCGCGAAGAGCTCGGAGAATGTGCGCTGCCGGCGCGCGTCAGCCTGGCACTCGATCGAGTCGGCGTAGGCCTCCCAGGCCCTGACGACGAAGTCCTGCCATTCCGCGGCCTGCTCGATATCCTTGAGCCCGAGCGTGCGCCAGTCGATCTTGAGCGCCAGCTTCAGCCCGGAGCCCGACACCGCGTCGCGGTTCATCCGGACCGCGTTTTTGGCGAACGGATTGTTGCGGACGAGGTCGCGGGCCCGGGCGCGCAACGTCGGGCCGTCGCGCAGCACGGCGGCGTCGGCCGACATCAGCCGCGGTCGCCAGCAGGCGATCTCACCGCCGCCGTAGAGCTGCGCATCGCGGTAGGCCTCCCGCACCCGCTCGACGGCAGCCGTGATCTCGGCCTCGCGGCGCGCGGCCACGGGCTCAGGTGCGGCGACCTCGGTCATCAGAGCATCCGATACGTGGCAGGAGCACCGCGCTCGACACGGCCGGCGGCTGACAGGTCCGGCAACCCGGAGTCGGCACCGCATTGGCGGTAGTGCGCCTGGTACAGGGCCTGCAGATCCCGGAGCTGCCCCTGGCTGTAGGTGACCTGGCGCTCGGAGAACATGATGCTGACGGCCCGTTCGCCCTTCGCCAGCGCCAGCATGGCATCATAGAGCGACCTGAGCACCGCCTGGCACTCGTCGGAGGTCATCTGCCTCCCCCCTCAATTGAACATTTCGGCGAGCTTGCCGTAATCGGCCGGCCTGGCCGTTCCCTGCATGGCCGCGCGCCGCGCCTCGTAGTCCACCGCCGCAAAGCGGTAACGCGCGGCCATGGCCAAAACGAACGTGTCGAGCGCCTCGTTGCGCTTGCCGCCGGGCAGAATCCATCTCCGCCGCGGCCGACCGGCCACGAACTCGATCTTCACCCGCTCGGCCACCAACTGCTCGAAGTAGTCGAGCTCGAGGTGAGCGGGAAAATGCACCCGATACCGCCTCACACCCGTGTCCTTGTCCGGGCGAACGGCAAGCTCCTGGTAGAGCGTCGTCTTCCCGTCGTCGACGCCGACGAGGTAGAGCTTGGCGCCGAGCCGGAATTTCTCAGCCGATTCCTTCCAGATCGGCCGCCCCTGCCCATCGACGCCCTTGGTCGCGTAATAGGGCTTCCACGCGGCCGCCGCCTCGCGACAGAATTCGAGCACCCGCTGCTGCAGGTAGCCGGCGTCGATCGCCACCGATTCCACCCTGAGTTCCTTGCCGGACGGGTGCTTGAACGTGCGCTGCAGCAGCTCGGCATCGAGCCGTCGCCACAGATTGAGGTCGGTCACGTCACCATAGAGCTTGACGTGGTCAATGACCCATTTCTCGTCGTCGGCACCCCAGCCGAGATACTGCACCTCGAAGCGGTCCGGCTGCACGTCGACGCCGGCGGTGATCAGCAGCACATCGTCCGGCAGACGGTCCGGCCCGTAATCCTCCCGCCGCGCCATGAGCTCCGATGCCGTCGTCGTCGCCCGCTTGGTCGGGTTGTAGGACAGCCCGAGCTTCAGGTTGACGAACGCCTGCTCCTTGGCGGGCTTGCCTTCGGCATCCTCCCACGCGGCCGCGAGCTCGGCGAGCGTCACCCAGGGGCTGACCAATGCGTTACAGTGAAACCCTGCGATGCCGCGAAACGGCGCATAGGCCCGCCAGCGCCCAGCACGCACCGCCAGGTAGCGCTGCCGGTCGTCCCACATCGCCCCGCAATAGCGGCAGGAATATTCCGCCTTGTGCGGCTCACCCTTGGGCCAGATCACGCGCCGCTCGACGATTTCCTCGCCGTCGGCACCGGCCGATCTGGTTTCCCACTCGAGCGGCTGGTATTCGCCGCACGCGTGGCATGGCACCTCATAATGGCGCTGATCGGAGCGCTGGAACCAGTCGTCGATCTGCGACAGCCCGGTCTCGCTCGGCGTCGAGGCCAGCAGCTTCTTCGCGTTCCAGAAGTTCTGGGTGCGTTGAAAGCCCTGATCTATGGGGTCGCCGTCGTTGCCGATCGAGGCCTTGAACTTGTCGATCTCGTCGAAAATCACGATCCGGCGCGGACGGCTCGCCAGGCTGGCCGGCGAGTTGGCGCCAGCGAACACGATGTCCCCGCCGGGATAGGTCTTCTCGAGGATCGTGGTCGATGAGTCCCGGCTCGAGTGCTCCCCGATCCTGTCGAGCAGCCGCGGCGTGGCATTGATGGTCGGACCGAAGCGCGACCGAGAGAAGCTGTCGGCGAGCTGCAGCGTCGGCAGGACGAACATCTGCGGCGCCGGATCTTGATCGATGAAGTAACCCGCGACGTTGATCAGAATCTCGGTCTTGCCGACCTGGCTCGACATCTTGAGGACGATGACGTCCACTGCCGGGTTTGTCACCTCGTCCATCGGCTCGCGCAGCCACGGCGTACGGTCCGTGCGCCAGCGGCCTGGCTCCGGCCCCGTCCCGCGCGCGATATACCGGTACGCATCCGCCCACTGACTGACGGTCAGCCGCGGCGGCAGCTCGAGCCCGAGCTTCCAGCCGTCCGACCGCCGCGCCTGCTGCGCCGCTGCCGATAATGCTGCACCCGTCACATCGCCACCTTTGCACGATGACGGACCCAGGGCCGGCTCGGCTCCGGGTGTAGCTGTCGACCATCCGATTGGCAGAGTCGCGACGACTCGCTGCCGCCCTTTAGCTGCTGCGCCGATATCCGCTCACCCTCACGACGCGTCCGTTCTGGCGGCGCGTGTAAGCATCGACCACCCCATCGCTGCGGGGCTGCGCCCGCGCGGCGGCCCTCAAGGTCGCGGTTTTCCGCATCTCGACCGCGTTGCGCACCGCTGCCGCCCGGGCGAGAGTGGCCCGCGCGCTCGCAACACGCTGGTGCCCCCGATAGGCGTCGACCGTGCGGGCGACGGCAGAGACGGCACCGAAGGTCAGACTGTCTCCGGCGGCGATGATCGCCCCCCGCAGACCGGCTTGCCGGTAGCCGCGCGCTGCCGCGAGGGCTGTGAGGCCGACCTGCAGGGGCAGAGCAATCTTTGCGGCCACCCCCAGGCCAGACCGCAGCACCATTCCGGCGCGGCTTGCCGCCGAGGTCGCCGCCGGCGCCACGTTTGCGCCGGACGATGCGGCGACCGTCCGCGCCGTCTCGATGACGGCCATGCTCGGCGCCGACGGCAAACGGCTGAGCGTAGCATTCTGCACCACACGCTCACCGATCTGCGTCGTCGCGGCGAACAGGCTCACGCTGCCGACGGCATTGAGGGCTTCGCGCGCGACGGGGTTCTCGACCTTGGGGGCGAGGCCGAAGCGGACGTATGCGCCCTCCGCCACGAGCAGCGCGGCTCGTGTGAGCCCGAGCGGACCTTTCGCCTGCAGAATGTTGAGCCGATCGGCGGTCTTCACGATGCCGGCCAGCCTGGCGGCCTTGACCTGCCCGGCAGCGCCCGTGGGCAGCGGCCTGCTGACGATCCGGGAGGCCTGCTTGGCCAGGTCCGCGATCTGCTTGTTCGCCTGCGTCCGGAAGGCCGCGTGGCGCCGCTCGATCGACCGCGCAGTCGCGTGGCCGAGCGCGATTCCCGCCGCAGGCGCGGCAACATTGATGCCGAGCTGATAGGCGCGCTCGTACGGCGCGCGTTTTGCGGCCTCCTCGGCGCGTTTCACCTCCGCCTGCCGTGCCGCGGCCTCCGCCTTGGCCTTGGCTTCGGCCACCCGCGCCTCCGCCTCGGCGACGCGGGCCCTGGCTTCGGCCTCGACCTGGCGCGCCTGCGCCTCTGCCTGCCGTGTCGCGAGCACGCGCCGGCTTGGTGAGCGAGCCATCACACACCCCTTTCTTCCGCGATCCGCGCTGCATCCTCCTGCAGCTCACGGACCAGCGTGTCGCACTCGTCGGTGATGATCTTCATCGCCTCCGGCGGCACCCAGTTGGCGAGCCGGGCCGGCCAGGCCAAGATCCTGTCCCGGAGCTTGCGCGCGACCGCGAACTCCTTCGCGCGCACCTCGTCGCGCGGGATGAGCTCACCGGCACGCTGCTTGTACTCGAGCTCCGCCTTTTGCGCGGTCCAATATTCGCGGCGCGCCCTGGCCGCGTTGAAGTTGCCGCCGAAGAGGTCGGGGGTTTCTCCGTCCCCGGCCGTATTGTCGACAGCCAGCCGCGGCCCGGCGGCTCGCGGCGTCTGGCTCCCCTTCGGCCGGCCCCTGCGAGCTGCCTTCTGCCGCGCTTCCCATGCCGCCTTCTTCGCCGGGTCGATCGTGGCCTCGTAATCCCGCTTGGCCTTTTCGAGCTCGATACCCTTGGGCGTCTCGGTGATCCGGCCTTGCTTGATGAGCGTCTCGAGCCGCTGCCGCGACACTCCGAGCGCCGCCGCGGCGGTCTTGCGATCGACGAACTTCGCCATTGAGTTGCTTGAGTTGCACGGATCAGTTGCGTGTGTGAACAAACGTGCGCAACCGATTCTCGCGACTCACGAATTCTCCCATCCGCTCACAAAGGCCAACGCCCTGATTTGCAACTCAAATTTTCGACCTTCACCTAGCCATCTTTCGCGGCCGCGCCTGCCCGCGGGGGCTGAGGGCGCCAGAAAGGACCCGCGGGGCTACGGCCTCGCGCCTTGTGTTGTATGTCGCGCGCAGACCTGCTGCCCGCGCAG